ATGTCTTCAAGCATGGGCTGGCTCACCACCTCTGCTACCAAAGAACGGATGCTGTCCTACATGAAAGACTATTTTGAGCGCGGCATGATGGATATTTTGGATATGGATACCATTGAAGAGATGAAGACCGTGGTGCGTGATGGCGGGTCAATAGAAGCCTCTGGGCGCAACAAAGATGATCGAGTCATTGCAAGTGCCTTGGCTGCTGCTGCCTTTGCTGAACAGGTGCAACCTCAGTTAATTGGGCGCAAGATCAGCCGCTTAGTGTCTAAGGTAGAACAAAACTTTACCCCTGAACAACTCTCTGTCGGGCGTAACGTGGGTGATTATTTAAAGAAGATCGGTGTCTATGGTAATGAAAACAATCCACACTAAAGCTGAATTGCTGAAAATAATTCACAGATTCTTATCTGACCATGATCGGGGAATCAGCATGAGATTGTTTGCTGAACTTTGTGGTGTTGATGAAAGACACCTAAAAGATGTATTTTTATATCAAGTTCATCCATTAACAGAATACATTCAACGCCGAGTTAGCAAAGCGTGGGATGAGTGGCGCGGTGGTCATGTGGCCATCATGAGAAACCAAGACAATACAAAGTTTGTACAGTACCGCAAGACCCCTAAGTCCTTGGCAATGCGCGGCTATGGGCTACAAGTTGTTGGGGGCGAGATCAAGTTAAAACTTGGTATCAAAAACCGCGCAGACTATTCCGACACACTTGCCGACCAATTAGGGGATAAATAATGGCTCGCATACTCAGAGATTACAAATGTCAAGAACACGGGTTCTTTGAAGGTTTTGAACCCATTTGCCCAGAGGGGTGCATTGATGAACTGGTTTTACAAGTCTTTCTTAAAAGCCCTGGCTTTGTTTCAGCCAAGTCCAAAGCTGCCGACAAGAACCTCCAAAGCCTTGCCACTGAGTTTGGAATGTCAGACATTAAATCCACCCGTGTTGGTGAGAGCCAAGCCGGCTACCTCAAGCGCAACAACAAGTTCAGCGAAAAAGAGTACGCCGAAGCCGAGAAGTACGCCACCCCTAAAAAGCGTGGCCGCCCCCGTAAAGATGCCCAGAACCAACCTGCACCGCAGCAAGACGCGCCGCGCGAAGCCCGTGCTGGTGACGCAGCAATCTGGGGAGGCGGGTTCCAAGGAATGAATATGCAATCCGTGCTTGCCGGCCAATTTGGCAAATCTGTGAACGGTGAATCTGTGGGCTTGACACCACGCAGTGCTGGGATCAATAATGGGCCTGTAGTCCACCCCCAAGGTACAATCCGTGATCCGGACAACTTGCAGATCAAAAAATGAGAATCCCATCATCACCTAATGAGCGCGAGGATTTCTACTTAGACCTGATGCAGAAGTGCATGGTGTCTAGAGAAGAGCGCAAGGGTGATTATGCGATCAATCGTGCTTACTACCTGTTTGGCGCAGGGCCGGAAGAACCACCCGCGTACTTCAACAAAGTAAATCCGCACCTTGATCAACTCACATCTTTTCTGTATTCCGCTGAATCCACCCGCTTTAGTATCGCGCTGGGTGCTTCAGTCAAACACGATGAACACCGCAAAACACCTAGTCTTACGTTGGCACTTAACGACGAATGGCTAAACTCTAACGCTGACCAAGTCTTTTCTACTGCGCTGACTTGGGCGTTGGTCTACAACACCACCTTTGTCAAACTGGTCTACAACAACGGTATTCACCCGTACATGATTGAGCCTAGTGCAATGGGTGTGTTGCGCGAGGACTTGCCCTATACCAACCGGCAAGAGGCTATCTGCCAACGTTATTACATCACCCGTTCTGAACTGTACTCACGCTTGTACTCGCACCCTAAGCGCGAGGCTATTGTAAAGCGGGTGACTACAGGCATCAAAGTATCTGAGTCTGACATACCAGATGCAGTCAATCGGATCGTTCTTTCTCAAAGCAATCCCACCATGTATGGCCAAGTCAACATGGATTTGTACGGACAGAACCGTTACAAAGCGCGTATTGCTGAAGACACCGTTGAGATGCATGAGTTGTGGGTCTGGAACGATGAAACAATGGATTATCAGGTTGTCACAATGGCAAGCCCTGATGTCATTGTCTATGACCGCCCAGGCGCATCGTTGTTTTTAAAAGGCGAATGCCCGTTTACGCAACTCTGCCCAAACCCTTTATACGATTATTTCTGGGGTGCCTCTGAAGTTCAGAAGCTGCAATTGCTTCAAGCCTTGCGTAACAACCGTATGGCAGAGGTTCTTGACCTGTTATCTAAGCAAGTAAACCCACCTACAGCCTTGTCGGGCTTTACTGGCATCTTAGATGAGAAGAACTTTTCGTTGAACCGCGCCGGTGGTTTGCTTGCAAGCGATATGCCAAACTCAAAGGTCGAGCGGCTTGCACCAGAGATGCCAAGCAATCTGTTTGAAGTTATCCATGAAATTGATGGAATGTTTAGCGAAGTGTCGGGTATTAGCAACGTTTTATCAGGCAAAGGCGAGGCTGGAGTACGTTCTACTGGCCACGCAAGTCAATTAGCCCGTCTAGGCTCGAGTAGAGCTAAGAAACGTGCATTGATTATTGAAGATAGCCTTGAAAAAGTTGCAACACTTTATCTCAAGCTCATTCAGGCCTACGATCCTACGCATTTCAGTGATACAGAGGGTGTACCTTTCATTGCAGAGCAATTTACTAAAGATTTTGTAGTAAAAGTTGATGCACACTCAAATTCACCAATATTTACTGAAGATACTAAGCAATTGGCGTTCCAGTTGTTTAAAGTCGGGGCAATTAGCAAAGAATCGCTGCTTGATCTGACAGAACCACCTATGAAGCAGTTGTTAAAAGATCAACTCAAACAAATGGAAGCTAAACAGGCTGCATCACCCAAACCAGAGGGTGCACCTAAGCCTAAAGCGGTTCCAAAGGCGGCGTAATGGCAAGTCAAGTACAACCTAAAGCAGATCAACCAAGGGTTTCTACGGAGTCCCTAAAAAGAGGTGAAAATTCACCGAGTTTGCAGTATCGTGTGAATGCAATCAAAGAACCGCGTAACGTCACAACAAGAAGTTACGGTCGTAGCAAACGTTCATAGGAAAATATCATGGCACGCAAAGCTCGCAAAAGCTGTCGTTAAGAATACCTGTTCAGGGTATAAAAGGGGTTGGCTGCCTTCCCTTAAATTTGGTGGCCGTCATTCTTCAAGGAGTGCACTATGCGTAAATCGCGTAAAGGCCGTAAATCACGCAAGTAATTGTGTGTAGCCGCTAGTCCTGCCGGGGGGTCGGGAACCAAAAAAATCACCCTCCCTCTTGACAAACGCGTACAGAGGATTATTCTGTCGCAAATTACTTAGGAATTGATTATGGCTGTACCACCAGATCAGTTGATGAAGTTGATGGCAGGTCAAAAAGACAAAGCCACGCCTGGAGGCTTACCCCCGCCTGGGGATGCAAGCACGATAGGAATGTCTGATGGCGCAACGCCTCCGATGGGCGCACCCATGTCAACTCCCGAACCTAAGATGGGAAACCGCGAAGCCTCGATGATTAATCTTGGCATGGCGCAAGATATGCTTGAACAAGCCTTGCCAGCCATTGGTTCTCAAACGCCTGAAGGCGAAAAAATTATTGCAGCGATCCGCGCAATCACTGGCGTTATCGGTCAGCGTAAAGCCAAGACCGGCGAACTTCAACAGTCTGAAATTTTGCAACTGTTGCAGAACTTGCCACAGGCCGGCGGTATGTCACCGCAGATGACAGAGATGAACAAGAAACCTTTAGTACCTGGAATGCCACCTGGCGGCACACAACCATTGCCACCCGTGGGCGGCCCTGCCCCAACTCCACCACCTCCTGCCCCACCAGGCGGCGGTGCCGGTGGAATCCCTCCCCTTCCAGGCGGCGGTATGCCGCCCCCAATGTAAAGGAATCAAAATGGATTTGTTTAAACCACGCGGTGCATCAAGCCCACGCAACCCTACTGATAACAACCAGAAAAATGGTCAGATTATCAATACACCACGTTACTCACAATTTGGCGGCTTAACCTCCGCACCTAAAGCCGGCTACAAAAACATGATGACCATGTCGCGTCCTGGCGATACCAAAAAAGTTATTTAACAGCAGTTAGGGGATAGCCATGAGTTTAGAAGACATTTCACTAGAACAGCGCGACCAACTTGCAATGCTGATGAAAGACTTGTCAGACAATCCTTCCACGCGGAAAGAAACGTTACGACTAGTCAAGCAATTGCGTCCAAGTATGTCGGTGCCTGAGTTGGATTTGGAAGACAAAACCAATACGGCTTTGGAGCAGATGCGTTCTGAGAATGAAAAGATTCGCGGTGAACTCATGGAAGCCCGTCAATTAGAATCGCTTGAGAAAAAGCGTGCACAATTGATTGCAAACGGCAAAGCCCGTAACGACGAAGACATTAAAGAGATTGAGAAAGTGATGCTTGAGAAGCGTATTCCAGATCACGAAACGGCAGCGGAATATTGGGATTGGATGAAACAATCTGCCCAACCAACGCCTACTGGTTACAATCCAAGCGCACTTGGTAAGTTTGATTTATCGAAGTACATGAAAAATCCAATTGGTGCGGCACGAAATGAAGCCGCGGCAGCTCTAAACGAGTTACGCGGCAACCGCCGGCCAATCGGAATTTAAATGGCAGTGCTAGGGGATAAGTTTGTGGGACGGCTTATGCCGTTTGTTAACTCAGGAGATTTATTATGCCTATAGGCGGCGGAATTCTACCTGCAAGTGGCTCAAGTCAGTACAACGAACTTACTTACGTCACACGCAGAGCATTTATACCCAAGCTGGTAGTTCAGCTTTATAACTCAACCCCTTTGATGGCTGCGCTTATTGCAAACAGCCAACAAGCATCAGGTGGTGTGAGTCAAGTCACAGTCCCAGTTCAAGGTGCACAGTTTGTAAACGCCCAATGGTCTGATTACTCTGGTTCGTTTAACCAGCCATCAGTTCAGCAAGGTGCTTTCAACGCTGAGTTCAACTTGAAGCTCATGATTGCCCCAGTACCATTCTTAGGGATGGAAGGTGCGGTTCAGCAAGACTACGCAATTATTCCTCTGATCGAAGCGCGTATGAATGACGCGACTAACGTGATGATGGATGCAATGGCTACAGCCTTGTACACCAACAGCACTAACACGCAACAATTCACAGGACTCCCTGCTGCCGTTTCTGCCTCTGGCACTTATGGCAACATCAGCCGTTCTGCATACACTTGGTGGCAGTCAAAGGCTTACACAGCCGGTAACGTCAACCCAACTCGTCAAAACATCTTGCAGTACATCTCTGGTACTGTGAAGAACGGTGCTGAAGTACCTTCTTTCGGTGTTTGCGGATTTGGTACTTGGACATTACTTGCTCAAGACTTTGTTGGTCAAGAACAATATGTAATCACACCCGGTCACGGTTTTGATGGTGATGCTAACGGTCCTCAAGCAGCTTTCCGCGATTTGATGGTCGCTGGTGTTCCAATCTACCCAGACCCATACTGTCCAGAAGGTACTGTGTACTTCCTGAACACTAACTATCTCTCGCTCTATGTCCATGAGCAAGGTTCGTTTGTGTTTACAGGATTCGAGTCCACACTCCCGAACTGGCAAATTGGTTATGTTGGTGCTGTGCTGATGATTGCGGAAATGGTTTCGACCAAGCCAAAATCTATGGCGGTAGTGTCCGGTTACAACTCTTTGTCACTATAAGGAGCAATAAACCATGTCATTAAGCACCAATAAAATCATACTTGCCGCAGCGCAAACCAACACGGCTGGCGCGTATTTCTTAACCACAACCATCACGTCTACTAGCACCGGCAACGGTTCTGT